CTTTACCCCCGTTGGGGGCCTCCAAAATTTTTGAACCCTTAACTACTCTACTTATGGATAAAGATGCCACTACTCCTTTAGTCGAACCCAAAAGTATAACACCCACTCTGCCTGCTGTAAGCAGCGGACCTCAAACATACGAAGACAGTGTCGCGTTAATTGAACAGCTACAGGCTGAACCTGATCTCGGCAACATCAAAACCGGCCTTAATAAGCTTCATACATTTTTCAAGACACGAATTGGCAAACGTGCAGCCGAGAAGGCAAAAGATGGGGGTGAAGCTGTACGCACGGCAATTTCAACCGGTCGCAACTTCAAGGCATTTGAACCAAAAGCCGTTACTCCACCAGGACACATCAATGAAAACCCATGGAAATAACGAGCTGCAAAGTGCGTTTAAGGTTATATCAGTTGGGAAATCATTTCGTCGTGCTGTACCCCGTCGCATAAGCTCAATTCGCCCTTTTAAACACATCGAGAACTTCGACGCTAATTGGATGAAGAAAGCAGCCTATGCTCACGCCGATCTTAGTGAGTATAACGACTGTTGGACGGGTGAAATGGCGATGCGTCCAATTCCATTCGTTTCAACCGATCAAAAACCTTTGCGTACTCAAGATTTATTCAACAAGTATATAGGCGTCGTATTCGATTATCTTTTGCCAAAGCTTCTTCCCGCTTATCAAACCATCAATAAGGTGTCCTCATTAGGCTATCCCATTAGCGCAAATCCTGGCACGGGTTTGAACGAACGCGGCATAAAGGAATGGCAATCAAAGTTTGACGTAGTGCTTGATTTATTTATTCCAATGCAAGAAGGTGATTTCTCGCTATACAAAGAGGGTTATCACACCATTGGAGTACGTAAACAAAATGAACCACCCGATAAACTGCGCGATTTTCAATTCATTGATTCCAACGGCAGTATCTTTCAACTTGAAGTCGGTGCCAAGGAACGGGAAATCGAAGTGCCACAGCTCGGTACCATGATTGGAAGTCGTACTCGCACCATTGTACGCCCGCCGGTGGTGAACCTTTGGTTACAATGTTGGGATACTATCCTTCATAACGCCATTCTCGCTCACCCACTGTTCGATTCAAATGTCTATGTACACACGGAGTGGCCTAGCGACTCCCATTTCGTTACATTCGATTGTAAACACTATGAGCGGTATCTCGGTTTGTGTGCCATCTCCTATGCTGAGGCGGTTGGCGGTCGATATGGAGAACAACTGAATCAGTTAATTCACTATCCATTTATCGTACCATCCTCAGATTGGAAAAGGTTCTTCGAAATCACTCCTCAGTATCGCCCTGGCGTCTATCCGCAATTTTCATCTGGTTTATCACCAGTTGCACCGTTGGGTAAGCTGACAAATATTTGCGTTCAAGTCGCCTATTTCGTCGAGGTAAAGCACCAGGATGCTAATACTGCCATCGCTACCGTATTTTCAGGCATATCAGACAAAATGCGCCGCTGGAGTTATGGCGATGATAACAAAGTGCTTGGTGATGAAACTGAGGTACATCAGTTTACATCATTCATGAGCGACTACCTTGAAATCGAGCTTGATCCAGTACCGCATTATCTAGGCACTGTCTTTCGCCGTGACACTGGGCGTTGGATGTTGCCAAAGGACACGTATAATCTAAAGCTTTATCAACCAGAGCGAGACTTTGAATGGAAGGATTATCCGAATCTAGGCATGGTTGAACGGCGTGCAACCTTTTCAAAATACGGCGAACCGGAAATCGGTCGCATCATTATTCCATATGAGGACGAACTCTGGAACGCTATTAATCAC